CGAAGACCTTTTTCACGATCGTTATGCTGTCATCCCGAAGATCATCTATACGGGAGGAAAGCATCGCACGGTAACGATCGGTTCTGCCGGGTGCGATAAGTACCACTTTTTTAATTCTTTAATGGGTGGAAGGATTCGTCGTTTCAAGTCCTCAGTTTTCGGTCGCGAGATTGAAGATTGGTGCGAAGACGTGTCGCCCTTTATTCGGAGTATCCTCGGTTCATTGAAATTCGTTTCTGGCGACTTAAAGTCAGCTACTGATTTGTTACATACGGACATCATGGCCCTTGCCTGTGATGAACTTGTAGATCAGTTTGCCCTAAACGAAGAAGACGAGGATCTCCTTAGAGGGTATTCCTATAAAGCCCGTTATTACAAAAGAGTGGGCGGAAAAGTTGTTCCGTTAACAAACTGCGCGTGTCGTTCCCCATGCCACCACTATCAGGTTCAGAGTGGTGGTTTTAATATGGGTTCTGACATTTCTTTCCCCGTTCTTTGCGCAACATCTCTGGCCATTATCATGGATTCACACGGTTATCTCGACAAGGCGATCAATATCGTCGATGGATGTAAATTCATAGAGTATGTGAGTTCGTGGTGCAAGGGAGGGTTCAACGGGGATGATACCGTGATTGTGGGCGTTTCCGGAATAGAAAATGAATGGAATAACGCGGTAAAGAAAGTTAATGGTGTTGCAGAGATGTCAAAGTCTCCTTTAAATGACAAGTACCTTACGATCAACAGTGCTCTTTTCCGCTGGGATGCCGTCCTTGGACGGTTATCTCGCGTTTTGACTGTTCATCCTGGGAAACTCGTCTCAGTTCTCGGCGGGGCTGCGAAGTCTCCCGACCGACATTGGGTTGAACTTTTAAAGTGTGAACCATCTACCAGCCGGAATCTCTCCGTAGATCTTGCGATGAGAAACTGGCTTCCTGTCCAATTAGGAGGTACTGGCCTCGTAAAAAAAAAATTAGATAAAAAAATTCTTGTCCAACAGTTTCTGTTTTCTATTGCATCAAGACCCACCCCCTTATCCGAGACTATGCGCTTTGTGAATTTCGGGATCGACTCTTGTCGACAGGAAACCATGCGCGTTAGCGGATTTTTCAAGGTGAATAAGTCGTTCTGGGAGATGCATGTTAAAGATAGATACAGATCCAAAGGTGCCATTTACTGGACCCACGACCCTGTGAAGGTGTCAGTTTCTGATAGTGACATCGATAAGATAATATTAGCCTCCTACGATCCGGAGGTTCAAGACAATTGTGTCCGTCTTATTGAGATGTATCAGCAGGCTCAAGATGATGGTGAGCTTATCCTTCACGATGTGGCTGTTCCGATAACTGTGCCCATAACTCCATTAAAAGTACCCCGAGTTGTCGGGTGGAGTATGGATAAACCCTTGAGTGAACAAGCACTTAATAAAAAACTCCCTCAATTCGACAGTCTTGATCGCGAGTGCAATACTTCGTACAGAGTATTGCCATGGACTGAAAAAGAGAGGGCTTTAATAGAACAATTGTCAATGGTTTGACCCGCCATCTAAAGGGAC